GATCTATTCTGGCCTCTGACTGTTGTCTTTTTTCAAGATCATAACCATTAGAATAATAAATCATGTTTGATGCTGCAGTTAAAGTAATACCATAACCACCAGTTTGTGGTGTGCCCACAAAGAATCTACATTTATCATCTTCTTGAAAACGTTTTATATTTTTTTGTCTTTCATCTTGTGGTGTCAAACCATAATAATCTACATAACAATCTTTACCAAATTCATCTGACAAATGTTTTATAATTTGTTTTACATCACTTTGCCAGTGAGACCATATCACAACCTTACCTTCTATTTCATTTAATACATTTATTAGTTCATCTATACGATTGCTTTTAATTTCTTGCACTGTGCCATCATCAGCTTTGAAGTGACCACAAGTTATTTGTTGTAGTCTCATCAACTGTGTTAGTGCATTTGCTGTTGTAAGCATTTTACCATTTAATATTGCAAGCGCTTCTTTTTTCATTTGTTGATATAATTTATTTTGTTCAGGTGTTAGCTGAACAACACGTTTCATAAATGTTTTTTTAGGTAAATCTAAACAATCATCTTTCAATACACGATCAGAAAAAGGTTTAAGTTTATTAGATAATTCATCTAGGTTTCTATAGCCTACAACTATCTGCACAGACCTGCCACTAAAGTTAGCTGTTTTCATAATCGCATATCTAGTTCTAAAAGAATAGTAAGAGTCATGATCTAATAATCCTGGTGTTAAAAACTCACATTGTTTGTACAAATCTAATGGTGATTTAGTAACTGGTGAACCTGTAAGTATTCTATTGTATTTAGATAACAAACCTAGTTGACATATGTTTTTAGTTCTCTTTGCGGATGGATTTTTTATTGTTGTAGATTCATCAATGGCCATCAAAGCTCTATGTGAAAATAAAAATCTTTTTGCAAAATCAACACCTTTTTGTGTAGAAAAAGCTTCAACATTCATAATCAATATGTGTAAATCCTCACCTGTTTCAAACAAAATATCTAGCTTTTTTTGTTGTTGTTTTGTGATATTTGACTGCCACAAAACTACTTTTTTGTCTATGTGATCAACCATATGATTTGGTATTTCTTGATCATACCAGTTTTTATACACACCTTTTGGTGCCACAATTAGGACACCATTGATCTTACCATTGTCATAAAGCATAGATACATTGTCTATCAATACCTTTGATTTACCAGTGCCCATTTCCATAAAATAGGCAAAATGTTTTTTACTCCAAGACTTTTCTAAAGCCTTTAATTGATGAGAATATGGTCGTGTTTTAAATTTATAATTCATTATTCTACTTTCTAGGTTGACATATAATCCATGATGCATTATATGTCAAGGCATGAAAGAAAATATAGTATACGTTATACAGGAGATAGCAGGAACAAAAGACGGTAACCCTAGAATAAATATTATGGGTGCATCTAAATACGGTGAAATAAGATTTTTGTTACCAGAGTTGTCACAAATTATTTTTTCTCCAGGTCCATTAATATTTAAATTAAGAAAATTATTAAAAGGATTTACAGAGAAAGATTATTTACTACTTACAGGCGATCCAGCTATTATTGGTGTAGCATGTTCTATAGTTTCTGATATTACTAATGGTAAATACAATGTTCTTAAATGGGACAAACAAGAAAGAAAATATTATCCAATACGGATAAACTTATATGAAAAAGGAGAAATAAATGAGTGATAACTTACAAAAAATGTTTATAGAGGATGCACCTCAAGATCTTGATAATCTAAAAGGTGTAGAAAATTTGTCTAGTTTGGTTTTAGAATTACAAAGACTAGAAGATGTAATTAAAACTGAAGAGACAAAATTAAAATCTATAAAAGAAAAAGCAGACAAACTTTCACAAGTTGCTATTCCAGAAATTATGGAGGCACTTAAATTAAAAACAATGAAACTAGCTGATGGGTCTGCTATAGAAATAAAAGAGATTTACAGCGCCACAATACCTACGGACAAAAAAGAGGGCGCATATAACTGGCTTCGAGAAAACGGCTTAGGTGACCTTATTAAAAATGAGGTTACAGTTTCCTTTGGTCGTGGCGAAGATAACAAGGCGAGCGATTACGCAAACCTTGCAAAAGAGCGTGGGTTCGAACCAACTCAAAAGTTGAAAGTCGAACCTATGACTCTTAAAGCGTTGTTTAGAGAGCGTTCTGAAAATAAACAAGAGCTGCCTTCTGAACATTTTAATCTGTTTAAGGGAAACAAAACAAAAATAACAAGGAGCAAATAATATGAGCGAAGAAGCAAGAGACCTAGCAAACAAGAAAGATGGAGCATTAGCTAAAATCGATTTTGTTGCTGACCAAGGTATGGGATTAGAAAATGTTGAAAAATCTGATCTAGCTTTACCTTTTCTGAAACTATTACAAAGTGGTTCAGATGAAACAAAAAAGAAACACGCTAAGTATGTCGAGGGTGCAGAGCCTGGTATGTTTTACAATACAGTTACAAAGAAACTGTATAATGGAGAAAAAGGTATTGAAGTTATACCGGTATTCTACAAGATGACATATCCAGAGTGGGCACCTTTTGAAAGAAAAGAAGGTCGACCAATTAGTAATGATAGGGGACCTAGCATTATGGCTGAAACTAAACAGAATGAAAGAAACAAAGATGTTTTGAAAAATGGTAATGAAATTATCAAAACTGCAAATCACTTTGTAATTATTCTGGGTGATAGACCTGAAAAAGCTTTGATGACGATGAAGTCAACGCAGCTTAAAGTTAGTAGGGGTTGGAACTCATTGATGGAAGATCAATTTGAAATCGATCCTAAAACTAACAAGTCTATTCAAGCACCGACGTTTTCTAGGATTTATAGATTAAATTCTGTTGAAAACTCTGGAAGTATTGGAAACTGGTATGGTTACAATACAACTATGCTTAAAAAAGTCGATGATGTAGGTTTATATCAAATGGCTCGTGATTTTCATAATTCTCTTAAAAAATCTCAAGATAATCTTGGGGTACAAGAGGAAGAGAAATCTAATTACTAGTTCTCTCTAGAGAATAGTGGGCGGGGATGGGAGACTGGAACCGCCCACGAACACGGGATCATTATGGTAAAAGATTTTATAAAACTATTTACAGGTTATGTTGGTGATTTTGGGATTGCCGATATGTCTAGTGCAAAGCTAGACTCAGAAAGAAATAAACTAAAACCAGATTATGAGTGGTCAGGCAGACCTGTAACTGATGAAGATTATAAAAACCATATAGCAGGAAAAATATCCATAGGTATACAACCTTGCACAACAGATAGCACAGCTAGTTTTGGCTGCATAGATATAGATCCAAAAAACTATAAAGATTTTAAAGTAGAACACTATCTAGCGCTTTTTGAGAAATACAAACTACCATTAATACCTATGCTTTCAAAAAGTGGTGGTTTACATTGTTATATATTTTTAGAGGAGTTTGTTCCAACAGTAGATTTAATAGAGGCGTTAAAATCTTTTCTACTGCCACTTGGTTTAAAACCCACAACTGAAATTTTTCCAAAACAAAAAGAACTAAAAAAAGATGACAAAGGTAATATTAAACCAGGTAATTTTATAAATTTACCTTACTACAATAACGGAAATACACAACGTTATGCTGTAGATAAGAATAATTCTAAACTAACAATTGAACAATTTATAGAGTTAGCAAATAAATTAAAAACAAGTAAAGAACAATTAAACAGTTTAGTTGAAAGCACAAATAAAAATATATTATTAGGGGCTGATACAGAATTTTCTGATGGACCACCTTGTTTGGCTTTGTGCTCTAAAACAAAACTAGATGATGGTAGAGATAGGTTTATGTATAATTATATGGTCTTTGCTAAAAAGAAATACAAAGATAAATGGCAAGACTTTGTGTCAAAAGCTAATTATGCTTACCTAGAGCATCCTTGGGATAAATCTAAATTAGATCAAAAGCTAAAAGCTTGGGATAAAGAAACAGCCGGACACACTTGTTATGAAGACCCTATTAAAGATAAGTGTATGCGTAGTTTATGTTACTCAAGGCCATTTGGTGTTAAATCAGATAGTATTAATGTTTTTCCAGATATAACAGATTTTCAAATTATTAGATACGAACAACCAGAATATAGATTTAATGTTGTTATGCCTAATGATGATAAGATTGAAGTAGTCATACCTAACTTAAAATTAATGACCACACAGAAAGAAGTTTTAAATTTAATATGGGAGCAGACAGGAATATATTTTGAACCTATAAAACAAAAAGATTGGAGAGCTAAATTAAACGAGTGGAGAAAAAATTGTCAAAACATAAGGCCGCCTGAGGGCACTAGCACAGATGATATTTTAGCAAACGAGTTATTTCAATATTGTGTTAATGGACCACAAGCTAAACAAAGAATGCAGATTAGATTAGGTTCTTGTCTTACAGAGGATGGTTATCATTATTTTAAATATCAATCTTTTCTTACACACCTTGGTAATGATTGGAAAATATCAAAAGAAAAAATAGGTCAAAAATTAAAAGAAAGATTTAATGTTGAATTTAATCAAACTCTTAAAATTGATGGTAAGTCTGAAAAAGTGTGCAGACTGAAACAATTACACATTGATAAGATAGAGTACAAACCAGTAGAGAGAAAAGGATCAAACTACTAATGCGATATAAAGTTGTGGGACCACCAGGTACAGGAAAAACAAAAACATTATTAGATAAAGTAAAATTATACTTAGATACTGGCATATCATTAGATAGAATAGGTTACTTTGCATTTACAAGAAAAGCATCTGAAGAAGCTAGAGATAGATTTTTAGAACAAAGACCAAATTTTAGTAAGAAAGATATAAAATATTTTAGAACACTGCACTCGTTAGCGTTTAATAATTTAGGTTTAAAAGAGGAAAATGTTATGAATGAGCTACACTATAAAGCTATAGGTCAAACTTGTGGTATACAAATTCAATATGCCTCTTACGAAAGAGACGCTTGGAATGGTATCTTTTCTTCTAGCAGTGAGTATTTAAATTTAATTAATCTAGCAAGAGTAAAAAGAATATCAACTCTAGAGCAATTAGATCTTAATGAACATCTTGGAAAAGTAGAAAGAAATAAATTAGAGGCTATCGATCTTGAAATACAGAGTTATAAGAAAATTTATGGTCTTATAGATTTTACAGATATGTTAGAAAAATTTTTAACAAAAGGGAGCATACAAAATAAATTAGATGTTATTTTTGTAGATGAAGCACAGGATTTGTCGAAAATACAATGGGATATGATTGAAAAAATAGAAAGAGACAACGGGTGTGATATTTGGGTGGCAGGAGACGATGACCAAGCTATATTTGGTTGGGCAGGTGCTGATGTAGATATTTTTATTGATTGGGATGCAACAGAGATGCCTTTAAAACAATCGGAAAGGGTTCCAAGTAAAGTGCAACAAAAGGCTCTGTCTATAATCACTAGAGTAGTGGATAACAGACTGGAGAAGACCTATGAGCCTAAAAAGGTTGAAGGTAGTATATTTGAAGTTATGAAACTGTGCGATGTTGATATGAGTCAAGGGACTTGGCTCATCTTGACTAGAACAAATCCATTATTAAAACCTATACCAGCTGTTCTAAAAAATAAAGGTTTATTTTTTAAAACGTCAGAGGGTAATAGTATAAGTAAAAATTTATACGATGATATATTAAACTGGGATAAATTTAGAAAAGGAGAAAGTTTACCAGAAATATTAGAGCAAAGATTATTAGAAAAAATTAAAGGTAAACCTAATTTAAAACTAGAATGGTATCAAGCATTTACAAATGTGGCAGCTAATAAAATAGATTATTTAAGAATGATGTTATCTAATGGTGAAAAAATAGGTGAGGAGCCTAGAATCACAATTTCTACTATTCACAGTGCAAAAGGCGGTGAAGCTGAAAATGTTGTTTTATTTTTAAATCAAACCACAAACACTATGAGGTCAGCTAAAAAATCTATTTATAAACAAGATGAAGAATATCGAGTTTGGTACGTAGGTGTAACAAGGACAATACAAAACTTATATTTAGTAAAATGTAAAAACAAAAGAAAGGAGTTTATTATATGAGTGCATATAAAAAACAAATTGGAGGATCCCATTATAAATCGATGGTGATGCAGCCAAGTGAGTTTATAAACAAGAATAGGTTGCCATTTGCAGAGGGGTCGGCTATAAAGTACATATGCAGGCACGCTGCCAAAGGAAAGGAACAAGACATACATAAAGCAATCCATTATCTAGAGATGATATTAGAACGAGATTATAAATGATATTTAAAGCACAAACAGAGTGGGTCAAACCTTCAGAACTTCCAGATCTTAGACACTGTGATGAGATAGTAATTGACTTAGAGACTTACGATCCAGACTTAAAAAAATTAGGAACAGGTTCTGTAATTGGTAGAGGTAAAGTAGTTGGTATAGCTGTAGCAACAGATGGATATTCTGAATATTTTCCATTTGATCACGAAGGTGGTGGTAATCTTGACAAAGATTTAGTGATGAAATGGTTTAAAGATATTTGTGAATCAACGGCAGATAAAATTTTTCATAATGCAATGTATGATGTGTGTTGGATTAGGTCTATGGGTTTTAAATTGAATGGCAGACTTTATGACACAATGATAGCTGCATCACTGGTTAACGAAAACAGATATAGATACGATCTTAATAGTTTAGGTTGGGATTATGTTGGCCAAGGTAA